TATATAAAATCATTGATAGATGAAAACAGAGAAAAAAGAAATGAAAGCTTTCAGTTTATTTCTGCCCATGAATCTGTGGGAGAAGTTAAAGATTATGAGCGCGAAGCAAAAGACTTCTATGCAGCAAATTCTAACGGAGTTAATTCCTCTTTTGTCATGTACCAAAGATAGTACATAATGTTTTAATAGCAAAATATTTTAATAGTTATTTGTACTAGGCGTGAGACAGCATGCACATAAGGAGCATGGCTGCAAACAGGATGGAGATATAGAAGAAAGGATCAGGCCCTTTCAGAGTAGTGCTCCAGTATTTATTCAATCGTGATAGTAACTTTTTCATCTTTGCGCAAGGCTGTGGAAACTGTAGAGTAGAAAGACCGGAAAGCTTTACGAGAATTGGAGAGGAAGAGATCAGTGTTTATTTGTTTGCCCATTAGGATACATCCATAAGAATCCTTAACGGTATTACCAACATGAATATAAATACCAGAACGATCCTTTACATTCTGAAGGCATAAGTGATAATTGAACCAATCGTATTTGGTGCGGTAACGCATGGTCATATTTGTTGGTTCTTCTCTAAACTTGATCTCGTACTTGCCCCGGGGTATGCAGGATATCTTTTGTTTATTGCTCTTATCGGGTAGCTCCAGGGAATAGCACTCAAATTCTCCATCAATAACAACAAAACCAGATACACCGTTATCTGATCTCTGCATACGTTTTAGGTATATATCCATTTAGCTGTTATAAAGTGGACGTACAATGAATAGCATAAATAGAATCCAGGGGATAAAAAAGAATACTGTAAGTTCTAATACATCCAGATTACTTACTCCTTCAGGATTAAGATAAGTCCACCATTTACTAGTTAGATGCTTTCTGAATACGTTCATTTTAGAAAGTCTTTGGCTTGTTCTGCATCATCCCAGCTAATCTTTCCAGACATGACCAGATACACTAATACCGCTAATATAGCCAATTGTGCTAACTGAGGCCAGAGCTCCTTTTTATCCATAACTCCCGGTTTTGTCGAGTTATTGTCTAAAAAGTTAGCAGCTATACTTCCAACAACGGGTATAGATGAAAGCAATGGACTGAAAGATTTAAGAATTTTAAATACTTTTGTATCTCTCAATGGCTTTTTCATGTCCATGTTTATACCCCGGATTTTTTATTCCTGTTTGGTCTCTCATTTGTTGTTTAATTTACCTTTCAAATATGAAATGTTTTCACTCATTTCATCAAGTCGTTTATCTAAACTCCTGCCTTCAATCCATCCTCTAATCTTACCCCAAATCCTTTCAGCCACCACCAATAGTAGAATCTCACCTGAAAACATATCACCAATAAAATTATACTCCTCCATTTCATCAGGGCAATGTTCCTACATCAATTAGAAATTGTTCAAATGAGTTAAAATGCTCTAATTGGTCGAAACCAACTGTAGCACCTGCAATGAAAGACGATACGGTCGTTGTTGAAAAGGCATCGGCAACACCATCCAAATTTCTTGCTCCTATAAAAAAAGATAAAGTCGGTATTGCACTTGAAATCTCGGTGAAAGTATCAATTGATACACCATTTTCAAAAAACAAGATTCCATTTGAACTACTTCTTACCGCTGTATAAAGACTTTCATTTTTTATTATACTACTTCCAAACAATCTACCGCTTGCTTGATTTACTGCATAACCAATTTGAGCCGCCCTACTATCAATGGAAGCACCGGCCGGAATCCCTGTAGCAAAATTCCCAAATATATTTTCAAAGCCCGAATCAATAGAGAAGAGATTAACAAAACCACCTAAAAGGGCATCATCCTGCAAATAATTTACCCCTGAAAAGCCAGGAGTATATTTTGTATCTGAAAAAGACGTGGTACCGTTGTAACTTTTACCTACTCCCGGCACATGTGTAACATCCGTATTAGTTGCCACACTTAGCAACCAACCCACGTCACTCGCTAAGGCATCCTGAAAGCCCAAGAACATGAACTCGTCAATCAAACCAGAAGAAGCACCGCCGGCAACTGTAGGCCAACGGGCAGCGGTTACTTCCCTATCTACAAAAGCGGCAATAGCATCTTCTTCGGTTTGGGTTAATGTTCCTCCTGCTCCTGTAATCCTGTCCAATACCGCTTGAGCTTCGGGAGAAACTATAGGGCCATCCAAACCACCCAGAGAAAATTTCGCCCCTTTGGCTATTATCCCAACTTGAGAGGGCAGGGTAGCGTTATTCAGGAAGAACTCCAGTTCGCTTTCACTGTTAAATGTAAATACAGTTGCCATCTATACGGTTTCAACTATTGCGGTAAACTTCCCACCTTTGGCAAGAATATCTAAGGATATATTTGTAATCTGAGCATTATCTATAACGGTAAAGAATCCCGGCCCTTTGCATACTACCCGATCAATGGAAATAGCTGCATCCAATACCGGCTCCAGCTCATCTTCACTATGTACGGTAGTAACTACGGCTGTTAACAATGTTGCTAATTCATCTTCACTATCTACGGTGGTCACGGTGAACGGCATAGTCTTTATACTTTATAGAATTTAAATGCGCTTCTTTCTCTTAATCCTTCATGCTGCCACTCCGGATATATATCTCTGAATTGGTTCAGGAAGTCAATAGCCTCTGATTGGTATTGCAGAGCTTCCGAACCTGCTGCAACTTCGTGTGAATAAGTGGTGGTGTCAACACTGAAATCTGTATCTGCCAGTTTTCTCGTACCAAATCTGGTGATGTTGATGGCCTGGTTATGCTCGAGCCTGCGGTACGCCCAATAGATTGTAGCAGGCTTTAAGCCTCTGAATATAACCTCCCTGTTCTCATCTATGTTGGAAATGTAGGTAAGTCCAAACCAAAGGTCATCAAAACGTGTTTCTGTAAAAGTGCCTTCATCTATTGGTATGTTAGGTGTATAATCCTCCTGCATTGCTGTATACAATGCCCTTCCGATTAATTGAGTCAAAGGGCCAATTTGAGCCTCAAATATGTACGGATTAAGCCTTGAATCATCAAGATTTTGCGAAATATCCCGATAATTAAGGAAATCCGACTTTTGCAACATCAACTTATCAAATGTTGTTGGCATTACACATATATTTTGTTCATTCTTGCCTCCACTTGAGTTTCTGTCTCTGTTTCACCTTCTTCTGCTGGAGGAGGAGGTTCAGACTCTGGATTTGTTGCTTTTACCTCTTTTACTTCAGCCTCAAACACTTGAGCCTTAATTTCACCAAAGTCTATTGCTCCTTCATGCCATAATTGCCCAAAAGAGTTAAAAACCCTGTTAAAAGTGCTTCTAAAGTTCTTGGTAATCAGATTGTAGAACAAATACCCGTCTGCAATTTGCTGCTGAGTGAAAACGCTGCCTTCAGGTTGAATAGCCCGTATTGACTGAGGTTGACGGTAAGCCTGGATGATAGTATTACGTGTATGAGCCGTCAGGTTTAAATACAATGTATCGTTATTATTGGGAGGTATTGATTCCAGAATATCACCTGTAAAATCCTCATCGGTTTCAACTACCCAAAGTCCAGGAGCATCCGGCCCCGTGAATTGTGCCGCTTTGGCTATAAACTCCGCTTTCTCCCTTGAGCTTTCAATAGGGCCTGGATGTTTAAATAATGTAGCTCCCGAAAAGCCGTTGTGGACTGTGTTGCGCTCAAATAGCTGAACATCGTGATCGCTCTGCGCTGCATTGCTGACCGAATCGAAGGTTGCCAAAGGATAGTTGTCAATGTTACCTGTGAAATATAGCACCTGTCCATGTCCGGAGGTGAGGGTTTCCGCTTGTGCTGTGAGTGGGTTAAAGATGGGAAATTCAACAGGCTCCAGGATAGATCCTTGAGGGAGGGTGTTTGAATCCTGTTCCCAATTGTTGGAAACCTTCACATCTACGTGTCTGCCCGTTTCATCTGGCAATCCATACCGAACATATTCAAAGGGAATGTGCTGCACCTCGGTCACTTCTCCTAAACCGTTAAAATTGAGGTGCAACGCAAACCCTCGGAAAACAGAGAAATCCTCCGCTGTTAGGTTAAGTAAATCGTTCCATGTTTGAGCATCTTCATTGGCAATATCCTCACCGTTGTTATTCCAGCCATCCCCGGTTATAAAGTCTGCAAGGGTTTGTACTGATGCCTTTGTCAAAGGACTACGCAGCATAATCTCATTCATCCGTTGAGGATACAGGTTATCGTGATGTCCTACCCCAAAACGGGTAATGTCATGTGTGTGATCTAACTGTTGGGGAAGGCGTTTATCAATCCAGGGGTTAAATGCCGGGTGTAGGGTGAAGCGGCTATGATGATCTTCATGTGCGTTCGAGTGCCCTTTTTGATCGCTCATTCACTTGCTTTCTTTTTTCTTGTTCTTTTCTTTGGAGCTGCTTCTTCAGAAACTTCGCTAGGCTCATCTGCTTCCTGCGCATCTTCCGGTTTGGTGGTTTTTGTATCGCTGACATATTTAGAAACATCTATATTAAGAGTTTTCAAGATAACCAAATCCTCCTTCGAAGCTTCCTCTCCTGCTAACTTTCTGCCCAAACGTTTAGTATAAATGCCTCTGATGTATTTCATTATACTCCAGGTTGTGTCCAGCGATCATCCTTATCCACTTGTGATATTGTAGGACGTTTATTTTCATCAAAAGCGGTGTCTAAAGCTACCACATTTGTCGTATAAATCCCCAAATCATCCATTTGAAGCAAATCCTCATACTTCCGTAAAGGATGGCGAGGGTCGGCAAGGTCTGCGCTCATACCAGATAATACCGTGTCTGTGTACATAGTATTTAAAGCTGCTGCGATAATGTCAAGCTGTGCATCGAATACTGTTTTTATTTGTCTAGCCATTATTTAACCTTCTCCTTTCCTTTCTCCTCTGAATGTTCTTTCAATGAGGGAAACTTCTTCAATTGCTCCTCGGAGACATGATCTCCAGGTTTCAATGTGGTACCATCTCCAAGTCTAACCTTTCCAACGGTCTTTTTAAGTATATGTGTCATATAGCTGGAGTTAAAAGTGCCTCAACTAAAGCGGCAGTCGTTGTAAAATCGGTTTCGAAGAAAGTAGACGGTAACTGCGTCTCTCGTCCTCCTTCGTCTCCAGTCTTTAATTGGAGAACCTGAGCAGCCCCGGTATCGTTGTCAGCATTGATTCTAACGTTGGAAATCATGTCCAAGCCAACAAAAGGGCCAAAGACCTCAAAGAATGAATCTGAGTTACCGGGTGCGTTCTTATTCTCAACGATTCCAAACTGCTTTAAAGCTGCCATCTGCTCAAGATTGTTTTTCTGGGAACTTGAAAAATCGAATACTGAAAAATTAAGTATATGATCGTAACCCAGAGATACGGTTTGAGGTACAAACTCAGAGGAGGGATTTAAACTGTTTCTTACCCCTTCAAAAGCAAACATTGCCGTTCCTGTCTTCATGGTAATATTGGTGATGATAAATGTGTTAATCGCATCGAATGTGATAACAGATATATCCTGCAAATTACCTAAGAGGAGCCTGTTGGAGACTCCCGGTTTTATGGGTTCATCACAGTCGAAAAAACTGCCTTGGGTGATTCCTACACATGCTGCCATAATTAGCTTCCTTGATAAAGTACTGCTTCTGAGCCAAATCCATATTCAACACCGAAGCGGAAAGTGATTTTCGTAAACCAGAAATCTGACTCCGGTCTGTGCCTATCTACAAGGATGTTGGTTATATCATTCATCATCCAGGTAGCGGCAAAGAAGTTAGAATCATCACCTGTTGAGAAAGCACCGGCTACAATGTTGTTCGCTCCAATGCCTCCAACTGCTACCAATGGTATTCCCATTATTGTCCGAACTCCTCCCATTGTAATATCAATGCCTTTAAAATCCTGAGCTGCTTGTGCTGTATCATACAATCTTGCGGTAGTGTGATTGACAACAACCTTTACAGCGGTTGATTGAGCGTGAACTGCATCTGGTATGGCGTTTACAACGTCCGTTAGTATGGAAATCACGTTACTTTCCGTAATCACTCCCACGTTTGGAACATCAATTACGGTAATATCTGCGGCAAGTGTTTTCAAGAATCCCTCAAATAAATCAAGGGGGGCGCCTCCTACGGTATCTCCCTGCCAAATGAGCCGATCGAGTTGATTATTGGTTTTCTTTTGCAATGTCGACAACAAAGCCCGAAGTATTTCTGCATTCATCACTTGCTGCACCATTGGGCCATCAGGCCAAAATTGTTCCCAAACTTCCTGAAACTGCGAGGGCAAGAAACGACTAAAGGCCATTACGTCTGCAGGTACGATAGTCTTTTCATCATACGTCCAATCAGTTTCAACGGTTGGCTCTGGAACCCTTGCAATCAAGGGGTTATCCTCATGTATGAGACGAGGAAGGAAAACATCGTCATACTTGGAGGGGATGACATTAATAAGCCCTTTAGAGATGGTTTCTGTTCCCAGAACCAATTCCTCTAAGATAATATCTCTCGCTGTGCCTAAAAATGCACTGGTTACTATTACTGCCATCAGTTATAAAGTTTAGTTGAGTTATTCTTAATTTCTGTCAATGCTTTCTCAAAGCCTGGAAGTTTTTCGGAGTTTGTCTTAACTTCCTCTTCCACCAAAGGCTGATTTGTCGCCCTTGGCACTTGTGTTTTCGTTTTAAGTGTTTTCAGCAATTTCTCATTTGCCATTTTCACCGCATTAACGATATTCTCGTTTGTCTGCTCTTCTGTGGGTTGCTTATCCATAAATTCAACAGCAGAAGCAACAAAGGCTTTCAACATTGCCATGTCGGCAAGGTAGGTTGTAGAAGCAACCATATCAGCGG